ATGACTGTTCCCACGCCGCCCGAGACGGAAGAACCCAAACCCGTTGACTGGGCGCATATAGAACAGGTTTATCAGACCGAAGAAAAACTTGCGAATACCGCAAAAATATATGGCCTCACGGTTCAGAAGATTGTGGCGCATGCCCAGCGTCACAACTGGCCACTGCGATATGAAAGAGAGCAGGCGGGCAAGCAGAAGCGGTCGCCGGGGAGCACTGATCCGGCGACCTTGCGCAGGCGCTTGACAGCACTCGTTGAAAGACAGATCGCTGAGATTGAGTGGCGCCTGGCCGAACCGGCGGAATGCCGGGACCATGAAAGAGATGCGAGAACTCTGTCGAATCTGACCCGCACACTCGACAAGTTGATTGAATTGAAAAGAGCGGCCGCTATTGAGCGCGCGGAAGCCAAACGAATGAGAGAAAAAGCAGGCGGCAATGACGGCACAAAGACTGACGACGTGCTCAGACAAGACCTGGCACGCCGCCTGGCTCGCATCGCAACCGCAAGCGCAGATTGAGGCCTTCCTTGGCGGATTGAGCCGCCAGGAGCTCAGCTTTCTAGCACATGATTGGCGCTTCTGGGCGCGAGACAGTCAATGGCCTCCGGCGGGGGACTGGACAAGCTGGTTGATCCTGGGTGGGCGCGGCGCGGGCAAGACCCGGGCGGGCGCTGAGTGGATTGCAGGCGAGGTAAAAGCCGCACGCGCCGGGCGCATTGCGCTGGTGGGGGAGAGTTATGCGGACGCGCGCGAAGTTATGGTGGAAGGCACGTCGGGCTTGCGCGCGCTAGGACCAGACCACACAAGGCCACGCTACGAAGCAACGCGCCGACGCCTGCTGTGGCCAAATGGAGCGGTCGCAAGCTTGCATTCAGCGAGTGACCCCGAAGGGTTGCGCGGTCCACAATTTGACGCCGCCTGGAGCGATGAAGCTGCAAAATGGCCGGATGCGGAAGCAGCCTGGTCCATGCTGCAGTTTGGTTTGCGTCTGGGAGACAATCCGCGCCAGGTGGTCACATCAACGCCCCGCGCCGTTCCTTTGATCAGAAGCCTCTTGGCAGATGACAGGGTCGCTGTGACACGGGCGACAACTTACGACAACCGCGCGAACCTCGCCGACGCATTTTTCTCGACCGTGATCAAGACATATGAAGGCACGCGGTTGGGTCGTCAGGAGCTAAATGGCGAATTACTGGAAGATGATCCCGATGCCTTGTGGACACGCGGGCTTGTTGAACGCTGTCGTAGTGCGTCCACACCCGATTTTGAGCGGGTGGTGATCGGTGTCGACCCGCCAGCAAGCTCCGGTGAAGGCGCGGATGAATGCGGCATTGTGGTTGCGGGGCTCGGGAGCGACGATCGTTTCTATGTGATCGCAGATCGCTCACGCGCCCGCGCCAAACCGGCGGCCTGGGCGAAGGCGGTCGCTGAGGCCTATGAGAATTTCGATGCAGACCGTGTGATCGCCGAGGTGAACCAGGGCGGTGAGATGGTGGCGAGCGTGCTTCACCATGTGGCACCAACGCTTCCGGTGCGCCAGGTCCGCGCAACGCGGGGCAAGAAAGTCCGCGCTGAACCAGTGGCAGCGCTTTATGAACAGGGCAGGGTGTCGCATCTCGCACCTTTGCCGGAGCTTGAAGACCAGATGTGCAACTTCTCAGGCCGCGGCAAAAGTCCCGACCGACTGGACGCACTTGTCTGGGCCATAACAGATCTCATGCGAACCGCGGGCGACCCCGCCATCCGACGCTTGTAAGGAAATAATGATGAACGAAATGACGCAGCAAAAGCCGGCGGGCCTTTGGTCTCGCCTCTTCGCACGTCCATTGGCCACCAAAGCGAGTGCAGCCGGATCGCTCATCGCACTGAGCTCGCTGGGGCGGCCGGTCTGGACCCCTCGCGATTATGACCGCTTGGCGCGCGAGGGCTATGAACAGAACGCGGTGGCCTTCAGATGTGTCCGCATGATTGCAGAGGCCGCGGCAAGTGTCCCCTGGAGGCTTCGCGAAGGCGATCAGACTTTAAGCGAGCATCCGCTCCTGACCCTGCTCGCGCGACCTAATCCGGCTGACAGCGGCACCGACCTTCTTGAAGCCTGGTATGGCCACTTGCAGGTGGCGGGCAATGCCTATCTGGAAGCGGTGAGTGTTGGCGAGGAGGTCCGTGAACTCTATGCGCTGCGCCCGGACCGCATGAAAGTGGTGCCCGGCGCGCGGGGCTGGCCGGAAGGCTATGAGTATGAGGTGAACGGGCGGACGGTTCTTTTTCGCGACGAGCCCACAAAGCCAATCCTGCACATGAAGGCCTTTCACCCGACCGACGATCATTATGGTCTTTCACCGCTGGAGGCAGCGGCAAAGGCCGTCGATATTCACAATGCAGCAGGCGCCTGGAACAAGTCTCTGTTGGACAATGCAGCGCGTCCTTCTGGCGCACTTGTCTACAAGGGGTCAGGGGGTGATAGCGCGCTCACGGATGATCAGTTCGACCGGCTGAAGCGGGAGCTGGAAGACAATTATGCAGGCTCAGCCAATGCAGGCCGCCCACTTCTGTTGGAAGGGGGGCTCGACTGGCAGCAAATGGGTTTGGGTCCTCGTGATCTGGACTTCAATGAGGCAAAAAATGCGGCGGCGCGCGAAATTGCGCTGGCCTTTGGCGTGCCGCCCATGTTGCTCGGCATTCCCGGCGACAACACGTTCTCAAACTACAAGGAAGCCAATCTGGTGTTCTGGCGCCAGACCATTGTGCCCTTGGTGCGAAAATCAGCAACGGCACTCACCCACTGGTTGGGCCCCCGATTTGGTCCGGCTCTGCATCTCGATATCGATCTTGAAACGGTTCCGGCCCTCGCCGCCGAGCGAGAAAGCGTCTGGGCGCGGGTAAAAGAGGCGGACTTTCTGAGTGATGAGGAAAAACGCCGGACCGTTGGCTTGAGTGCAAGGGAGACGGAGTGATGGGTGAAGAGAAAGAGCCCGGACGCTGGCATCTGGATAAGCGGGTGCCCATTGCGCTCATCGTGGCGATCCTTATTCAAACTGCTGGGGCGCTGACCTGGGCCGGGGCTGCATCAGAACGCATCAATCATTTGGAACGCCAGGTGATCAGCGATGACGATATGGGTGAGCGCACTGCCCGCCTGGAAGTGCAGGCGGCTTACATGCGCGCGGCGCTCACACGTATTGAAGACAAGCTCGACCGCGCTATTGCCAAGGAATGACGTACCTCACCAACCAAAAGTTTCATCCAGCGCCCTGCAACAAAGCGAGGGCGCCTTTTTGTACCGGGAGAAACATGAGCGACCCAACACGACAGAAAAAACAAGCAAACACCACGTGTGAAACCAAACGGGCGGCCTTTCAGGTGGCAGAGGTCGACGATGCCGGAGCCTTTGAAGGCTATGCGAGCCTCTTCGGGGCTGAAGATCTGGGCCACGATCTGGTCCAGCGCGGCGCGTTTCGCGCAAGCCTCGCCAAGCGCGGTGCCGATCAGGTCCGCATGCTTTTTCAGCATGATCCGGCTGACCCGATCGGGTCGTGGGATGAGATTCGCGAAGACAGCAGAGGTCTCTATGTGCGCGGCCGTCTCACCCTGGACGTGGCGCGGGCAAGAGACGTCCACGCGCTCATGAAAGCAGGCGCCTTGGATGGCCTCTCTATCGGCTTCCACACGGTGAAAGCCGTGCGGGATGCGGAGACGGGTGTGCGCCACCTGATGGAACTGGACCTCTGGGAAATTTCAGTTGTGACTTTTCCCATGCAGCCCGGCGCACGTGTGAGCGCGGTGAAGTCTGCATGGCTGCCCACAGAACGAGAACTTGAACGCTGGCTTTCGCGGGATGCGGGACTTAGCAGATCAGACGCCCGTGCCTTGATCGCGGGTGGCTACAAAGCGGTGAGGGCGCGGCGGGATGCTGGCTTCACCTCAACAGACTTGGGAGTCTTGGCGCGGACATTCCGCGCAGCAGGCGCTCATTTCATTCACTAAATCCATCTAAGGAGAAAGATATGCCTCTTAACGGAGAGACCGGTGTGGGCCGCATTGGCCACACGCTGGGCAGTCCTGCGCCAACCGCCGCGCCGGAAAAGAAAAGTGCGAATTTGGGCTCACCAGCCATGCATGAAGTGCGCGACGCCATGGATGAGTTCATGACGCGCTTCGATGCATTCAAGCAGGCCAATGATGACCGCCTGTCCCAGGTGGAGCGAAAGCTCACCGCGGACGTGGTGACCACGGAAAAAGTGGATCGTCTGAATGCCGCCCTGGATCTTCAACAAAAGACTGTTGATGGCCTGGCCCTGTCGCTCACCCGACCTGAAATCGGATCCGTCGCTGCGCTCAATCCAATTGCGCGGGAACATAAAGCTGCCTTTGAAACCTATGTGCGCCAGGGTGGCACAGGCCCACTGCGCGGTCTGGAAGAAAAGGCCCTGTCCGTACAGTCTGATCCCGATGGCGGCTATCTGGTGCCAAGTGAAACGGAGCAGATGATTGACCGGATCGTCTCGGAAGCCTCTCCCATTCGGGCAATCGCAGGTGTGCGCCAGATTGGTGCAGCATCCTACAAGAAACCCTTTGCCACAAGCGGGGCGGCGACAGGGTGGGTCGGCGAGACAGAGCCACGTGCGGAGACCGGCACGCCGAAAATCTCCGAACTCGAATTCCCGGTGATGGAGCTCTATGCCATGCCGGCGGCAACATCGACCCTGCTGGACGACAGCGCGGTCAATATCGATCAGTGGATCGCCGAAGAAGTGCAAACAGCCTTTGCAGAACAGGAAGGCACAGCCTTTGTCTCAGGCGATGGAGTGCGGAAGCCCCGTGGCTTCCTCTCCTACGACAATGTCGATAATGACAGCTGGGCCTGGGGCAAGGTGGGCTATGTCGCCACCGGCGCATCAGGGGCCTTCCCGTCGACGAGCCCGTCGGATGTCCTTCTCGACCTGGTCTATTCCGTGAAGTCCGGCTATCGCGCCAATGCGCACTTTGTCATGAACCGGCAAACGCAAGCACAAATCCGCAAGTTCAAAGACGCAGATGGCAACTATCTCTGGCAGCCAAGCTTGAGCGCAGGTCAAGCACCGCGGCTGATGAATGTGCCGATTGCTGAGGCGGAAGATATGCCGGATGTGGATGCCGACAGTTTCGCGCTTGCCTATGGCGACTTCCGCCGGGGCTATCTCATTGTGGACCGTCTCGGCATTCGTGTGTTGCGCGATCCCTACACAGCAAAACCCTATGTCCTCTTCTACACAACAAAACGTGTGGGCGGCGGCATTCAGAATTTCGAAGCGATCAAGCTTCTGAAATTCGGCACAGCGTAAGGAGGCCTCACCATGCGTGATCTACATTCAAATCTCGGCATTGTTCAAATCCTTGACCCGGCAGTGACCACATCGACACGGGTTGGCGCGCCGGTTGATCGACAGGGCTATGAGAGCGTGGAGCATATCGTGTTGCTGGGCATGAGCGGCGACACGCTGTCCCCGTCGGTTTCTCTTGCGCTCAAGCTGGAAGAAAGCGAAGACGGCACGAATTGGTCATCTATTGTCAATGATAGTGACGTGCTGGGCAGGGCGATCGACGGCAGCGGCACCTTTGCTCTGGTCGATGATCCCTCAGAAGACGGGCAGGCCATTGCCATCGGCTATGTGGGCGATGCCCGCTATTGCCGTCTCCAGGTAGAACTCACCGGGACCCATACCAATGGCATACCTGTTGCCGCTCTGGCCTTGTTGGGCCACGGCAATGTGAAGCCTGTGTCTTAAGCCTCCTCAACAAAACCAGAGTGTCATTGCCGGACTTGTTCCGGCAATCCAGGGGCTACAAACATAGGTTTGAGTTGTTTTGCCCTGGACCCCCGGAACAAGTCCGGGGGTGACATCCTTTGTCTTTTTGAGAACTCAACTCTTCCACGAACGAGAAGTTCATGCCCCACACATTGGTGACCGGTCCGGTCAGCGAGCCCGTTGATCTGGCCGATGCGAAACTGCACCTCCGCGTCGATGGTATCGACGAAGATGTCCTGATCGAAGGCTATATTTCGGCAGCACGATTGAGCATTGAAGCCTATGCGGGTCTGGCGCTTCTGGACCAAAGCTGGGATCTGGTGCTCGACAGTTGGCCAGGGCCCGTCGTCGACTTCAACATGGGGCCGGTTACCTCCATCATCAGCGTCTCTGTAGACGGAAAAACACTCAGTCCTGACACATACAATCTGGCGCCGGGCCTTAACGCTCGGTTGGTCCGTACAGACGGGGCGACCTGGCCCCGGCCCAGATCGCTTGCCGCAGGTATTGTGGTGCGCTTTGCGAGCGGTTTTGGCGCAAGCGGGAGCGAGGTGCCGCGGGACATCCGCCATGCCCTGCTCATGACCGTGGCGCACTGGTATGAAAACCGGGAGCTGGCACCGGGCGACGGCGATCAGCTGACGCCGCCGGTGCGCAGGTTGCTCGCTCCCTATCGAAAGCTCCGCCTGTGATTGCGGACCTCCGACATCGTCTCGTTCTGGAAGAGCGTGTTTCTGTTGCCGATGGCGGCGGCGGTGCCACTGAAAGCTGGACCGAACTGGCGACTGTCTGGGCGGCCATGCATCCGAAAAGCGGACAGGAACGCGAAGCGGCTGATCGTTTGGGGACGCGTGCCACCACCGACATCACGATTCGCTACCGCGGCGATGTCACCACCGATATGCGCTTTCGCCACGGGGGGAGACATTTCAACATCCGGGCAGTCCAGGATGCGGACGGTCGTCGGCGCTGGCTCAAATGCACTTGCGAAGAAGGAGGAGCGTCATGACCTTGGCCGCCAGCTGGGAGCTGCAAAAGACCATTCATGCAAGCCTGGTCGCCGACGCCGCACTTTCTTCCCTGGTCGGCGGGCGCGTGTTTGACCGACCACCGCAAGATGCGGCCTTTCCGTTCGTGACACTTGGTGACACAGAGGTGGAGCCCGATGGTGCAGGAAGCAACGGCGCTGCCATTCATCGCCTTGCTCTTTCTGTCTGGTCGCGGGCCCGTGGACGACGCGAAGCAAAAGAGATCATGAGCGCCCTTGATGTGGCACTGCAGGATGCGAGCTTGGCGCTGACCGGCCACGTGCTTGTGAACCTGCAATTGGAGCGCGCGAGCGTTTCCTATGCACCCGAGGCGGAGGCTCTTCGTGGACGCCTCGTCTTTCGCGCCTACACAGAACCCACAGTCTGAACATTTCACACGGACCAACAAAGGAGACGTGAGCATGACCGCTCAACGTGGCAAGGACCTGCTGCTCAAAATAGACAGCGATGGCCTGGGGACCTTCACAACCATGGCGGGACTTCGCGCCCGAGCCATTTCCTTCAACGCGCGCACGGTGGATGTGACCCATGCGGAATCAGCCGGGGCCTGGCGGGAATTGCTCGCAGGTGCTGGCGTGAAAACTGCGAGCCTCAGCGGCAGTGGCATCTTCAAGGATGAGACCTCCGATGCCCTTGTCAGAGGCTATTTCTTCGACGGCACCATTCGTGATTGGCAGGTGATCATTCCAGATTTTGGAACCGCGCAAGGCGCCTTTCAGATCACGTCCCTTGAATATGCAGGCTCTCACGAAGATGAGCTCCGCTTTGACCTTGCCCTTGAGTCTGCCGGGCAACTTCTCTTCACGGGCGCCTGACATGGTGAACCGACATCGCGGCGAAGTGGAGCTCCAGGCAGATGGCGAGCGCTACACGCTCTGCCTCACGCTCGGCGCACTTGCCCATCTGGAAGAGGCTTACGGGGGCGAAGACATTTTGACACTCGCCGACCGCTTCTCCCAGGGCCAGCTGACGAGCAGAGACGCGGTGAACCTGCTGGAGGCCGGTCTGAAAGGCGGCGGTCACGAGAGCGAAGCGCTCGATCTCGAAAATCTGAGCTACGAGGGCGGCATGGCAGGGCTCATTCGCACATTGGCCGATCTGCTGCGGGTAACCTTTGGAAGCGCCGATGCTGACGTCATCGAAAAAGCCGAGTCCGAAACCAACAGGGCTGAGGAGGGCGGTGGGACTTTGCGCCCTTTCCCTGGCAACCCCTCTTGAGCTTTGCCTGCGGCGTTCTGCACTGGAGGCCGAATGACTTCTGGTCAGCAAGCTTACGCGAAATAGAGGGTGCCGCTCTGGCATTTGTCCCCAGTGATGGTGCTGCGATGCCATTGATTGGTCTTAACAGGCTGATGACCCGCTTCCCCGATGAACAGACAGGAAAAAGCACCGATGGAGTTTGAGAGTTTCGACCTGGGCGGACTATCGTCTGACTTGCGGGGTCTGCGCGCGGAGTTTGACGCGGCGACCAGCGCCAGTGGGCGGCTCGGCAAAGAAGCCAAGAATGCCTTTGCGGGTATCGCAGGAGAAGGCGACCGCGCCTCAAAAGTGGGACAGCAATTGCACCGCACCCTCGGATCTGCCTTCGACGATCTGGTCATTGGCGTGCGTTCCTTCCAAGATGTCTTGAAATCTCTCGCTGTCGATCTCGCAAAACTCGCCGCGCAGGACATTTTTGGAACCGGCGTCGGCGGGGGACGGGGCGGAGGGGCGGGTTCGGTATTGGGGGATTTGTTTGGATCGATCCTGACGCCCAATGCCAAAGGGAACGTGTTTGATCAAGGCCGCATCCAAGCCTTTGCCAAAGGCGGCATCCTGTCAAACCCAACTCTCTTCCCCATGCAAGGGGGAGTGGGGCTCGCGGGTGAAGCCGGTGCCGAAGCGATCCTGCCACTAGCGCGCGGGGCGGATGGAAAGCTCGGCGTGGCGTCGCAGGGCACCAGTCAAGCGCTCAACATAACTTTCAATGTCACAGCAACCGATGCGGCGAGTTTCAAACGCAGCGAAAGTCAGATCGCAGCCATGCTTCAACGCACGGTCAGTCGTGGCAATCGCAATCTTTAAATTGGGAGGGCGCTCATGGCGTTCCATGAAATTCGTTTTCCGCTGGCGGTGAGTTTTGGCTCTTCTGGCGGTCCGGAGCGCCGCACCGAAATTGTGACGCTCGGGTCTGGTCATGAGGAGCGCAACGCGCCCTGGGCCGACAGCCGCAGGCGGTATGACGCAGGCTATGGCATTCGGTCCATGGAAGATCTGGACACAGTGATCGGCTTTTTTGAAGCCCGCCATGGGCGGTTGCATGGCTTTCGCTGGAAGGATCGCGTGGACCATGCGTCCGGGGCCTATGGTGTGCCAGTGACATCCACCGACGAGCTCCTTGGATCCGGGGATGGCAGCACTGCGACTTTCAATCTGATCAAACACTACACGTCCGGTGGGGCTACCTATTCGCGAGCCATTATAAAACCCGTGGAGGGTACCGTGCGGGTCGCCGTTGACGGTGTGGAGCAAACATTGGCGTCCGATTTTGTTCTGGATGCGACCAAAGGCCTGATCACCTTTCTGAGCGGACGTGAGCCCGGTCCGGATCTCAGTGTCACAGCAGGGTTTGAGTTCGATGTGCCCGTCCGTTTCGACACGGACTTTCTCGACATTTCACTCGCCGGTTTTGATGCGGGGGACATCCCCTCCATTCCCCTGGTTGAAATCCGAATTTGACCCGAGATCTGTCTCACGATGCTCGCCCAGAACGCCACGTCGCCTCGGACCGCTAGCGCGTCCGGGATGACAGCAAAGCAAGCCGAAATACCGCTAACGGAACCCAAGACATGAAATCACTTTCGCCCGATTTCCAGGCACACCTGGACAGCGGGACAACAACCCTGTGCCAATGTTGGAAGCTGACACGACGCGACGGCACCACAATGGGCTTCACGGACCATGACCGGGTCTTGAGTTTCGATGGAACATTGTTTGAGGCAGCCGCGGGCTTCACCGCGAGTACTGTCTCCTCATCCAGTGGACTGGCGGTGGACAATCTGGATGTTTTGGGAGCGCTCTCCTCTGATCATCTGGAAGACGCGGATCTCGCCGCCGGTCTCTATGACGATGCAGAGATCGAAATCTGGCGCGTGAATTGGCAGGCAACAGATCAGCGGGTTTTGATGCGAAAAGGCAATCTCGGCGAAATCAGCCGGGGACCCACAGGCTTCACCGCTGAAGTGCGCGGTCTTTCGCATCGATTGAACCAGCCGACAGGCCGCCTCTTTCAATATGCCTGTGATGCGGATCTGGGCGATGCCCGCTGCGGCGTGTCTCTGGCAGGCAGCGCGTTCACGGGCACCGGCTCGGCTATCAGTGTCACAAACAATCGAGTGATGACTGTTGCAGGCCTTGATGCCTATCCGGACGCCTGGTTTGCGAGAGGTCTGCTGACCTTCACCTCTGGCGTCAACAAGGATGAAGTGTTAGAAGTAAAACGCCATTCCAATCGCGCCGGCGCCGTTGTTCTGGAGGTCTGGCATGCGCCCGCGCAAATAATTGAAGAGGGAGTGACTTTGAGTGTGTCGGCGGGTTGCGACAAACAGTTTGAAACCTGTCGCGCGAAATTCGCCAACACTGCAAGCTTTCGCGGCTTCCCACACATCCCCGGAAATGATTTCGCTCTCTCTTATCCGCTGCGTGGCAGCAACAATGATGGGGGCAGTCAGGTATGAGCAATGAGATACGCCCGGATCAGATCGTCACCTGCGCCCGACGCTGGATCGGCACGCCCTATCGCCATCAGGCCAGCAAATGCGGCGTGGGGAGTGACTGTCTGGGTCTGATCCGGGGCGTTTACCGGGATCTGTATGCGCAGGAACCGGAAACACCACCGCCTTACAGTCCAGATTGGGCAGAAGTGCCTGACCTTCGCGGTGAGCGGATTGAGACCATGGCCAAGGCCGCCCGCCGTCACCTCACAGAATTAGATGTAGCGCACACAAGACCAGGCGATGTGCTCCTGTTCCGCATGACCCCTGGAGCCGTGGCAAAACACGCGGCGATCAGGAGTTTCGACGATCGCATGATCCATGCCTGTTCCGGTCGTGCTGTGGCGGAAGTTCATATGGGAAACTGGTGGCCGCGCCACCTTGCCTTTGCCTTTCGATTTCCAGGGGAGGTGACCTAGTGGCGTCCGTCCTTTTGAGCGCGGCAGGATCCGCCGCCGGATCTGCGGCCCTGCCTGCCGGGTTGAATTTCCTCGGCGCCAATGTGTCCGGCGCGGCCATTGGCAAGGCCGTCGGTTCCATTGCCGGATCTCTCATCGACGATCAACTCTTTGGCACATCTATCACCCGGGACGGGCCGCGACTGTCAGCCCTTGATGTACAGGCATCCACCGAAGGCGCGGCGATCCCCCGCGTCTATGGGCGCGTACGATTGGCCGGCCAGGTGATCTGGTCCACCAAGTTCAAGGAGACGGCCACCACAAGTTCCAGCGGTGGCGGCAAAGGGAGTGGCGGCGGCAGTTCCGCGGAAACGACAAGCTACAGCTATTCTGTGTCCTGCGCGATTGCTCTGTGCGAAGGGCCCATCACCCGCCTTGGCGGCATTTGGGCAGACGGGAACCTGCTG